GGACACTTATTGGCACGGCAATTGGTGGCCCCTTCGGCGCTATCGCAGGCGGCCTGCTGGCCAAAGCTCTCGGCACCACGCCAGGTGACGTGGACGCAACTTCAACAGCCCTGCTCAGCGCAACCCCCGAGCAGCTCCTCGCCATCAAGCAAGCCGAGGAAGCATTCACCGAGCAGATGACACAGCTCGGGATCACCAAGGACAAGCTGGCCTACGACGACATCGCCAGCGCCCGCAACATGGCGGTCCAGACGAAGGACACCACGCCGCGCAACCTCGCGTACCTCGTACTCGGTGGCACGGCTGTCGCCATCGGCGCCACGCTCGCCGGCTACACGCACGTCGAAAGCGCGCTTGCTGGCACCCTCATCGGGTACCTCATCAGCGAGTGTAAGTCGATCATGCAGTTCTACTTCGGTGCATCAGCGAGCAACGAGGCGCAGGCGAAGACCATCTCAGAGATCGCGAAGTCATGACCGACCCAGCAGCACAACTCATCGAGGAAGAGGAAGGCCGCAATCGGTACGCCTACCAGGACCAGTTTGGTTACTGGACGATTGGCGTAGGCCACCTGATCGACGGCCGTAAGGGCGGCTTCGTTGACGACGACATCATTTCAACACTGCTGGAGCGCGACATCGCGGACAAGACGCAGTTCCTGAAAAAGAACGTGATCTTCAGCACGCTCGGCGGCTACCAGCAGGCAGCAATTATCTCGATGGCCTTCCAGCTCGGCGAAGAAGGTATCAACGAGTTCCATACCATGTGGTCGAAGCTGGCGCAGAAGGACTGGGGCGGTGCAGCGCGGGCCGCCCTCAACTCCGAGTGGGCAAAGCAGACGTCGAAGCGTGCTGCGCGCGAGGCAGAGATGCTACGGACGAACCAGTGGGTAGCGAAGACGTGAAGCGAACGCTACTCGTAGACGCCGACATCGTCGCCTACAAGTTCGCATGTGCCACCGAGACGGTCGTCTACTTCGACGGCAAGGATCAGCCGCCGTGTGTAGAGGCCGATCTCGGTGAGGCCATCAAAGGAGCCGACCTCTACCTCGAAGAGCTGATGGAGAAGCTCGGAGCGACCGACTTGGTCATCTGCCTCACGGATCGCGGCAACGAGTTCCGCAAGGACTTCTGGCCGGCGTACAAAGCGAACCGCAAGGGACGCAAGCCGGAGAACCTGTTCAAGGTGCTCGACCACTTCGCGGCGACACGGAAGACTTACCTGCGGCCCCGGCTGGAAGCCGACGACTGCATGGGCATTCTGTCCACGCACCCGACGCTGGTGCCCGGCGAGAAGATCATCGTCAGCGAGGACAAGGACATGCAGTGCATCCCCGGCCTGCTGTTCAACCCGCGCAAGGACGACGAGCCCCGCAAGATCGGCAAGCTCGCTGCAGACCGCTTCCACCTCGCTCAGGCGATCATCGGGGACACCTGCGACAACTATCCAGGCGCCAAGGGGATCGGCCCCAAGAGCGCTGAGGTGGCCGCCGTGATGACCTCGAAGACCGTTGAGGAAATGTGGCGGCATGTGCTGGCGGCGTTTACGCGCGCGGCCAAGAAGCTCCTGTTCCCAGACGGAACGGTGCTGACCGACGAAGAGTTCGCCACGCTCGCCACGGCCGAGGCAACCGTCCAGGCCCGCTGCGCGCGCATCCTCCGCGCAAGTGACTGGAACTTCAAGGAAAAGCGGCCAGTGCTCTGGGTGCCGCCCCACGCCTGAAATTGATTCCTTCCACCCTAGGTATCCCCTACCGCCCCTATAGCTCCCCCGCACTGCCACCACAGGCACCCCTCAGGCCCCCATCAGCGGCGCCTGGCGGCATTCCTGCTGTACACGCCAGCGCACCTTACTGGCCTAAAGCGGTCCCGCGGGGGAGCTTCCCCTTTTCCCCAACTTGCCCCAAGGAGCCCCTATGGAGCAACTGCCGGTCTACGCGACCCAGCTCGTTGAAGAGTTGAACCTGTCGCACCCGCACCGCTGCATCCGCGTGGGCGAGTCTGAGATTGATGCGCACCGCTACTCAGCGAAGCGCGACCTGATCGACTACCTGCTGAGCCGCCTCGCGGCCACCAACAGCTCCGATCCAACGAAGCCTCTCCTGGGCCGCAAGTAACCATGTGCATGTCCAGCACGCCGGTTGCGAGTCCCACGGTATCGAAGCCTCAGTACATGCACAACTCGTACCTCGATGGTATCAACGAGGGCGAGGGGCTGACCATCGGGCGCAACAGCTTGCGCATCGACCTGAATAACAGCCCGAACAATCTGAGTGTGCCGTCTGCGCCTCAGAACAACCCGAGCGGCCAGGGCCTAGTGACACCAAGGAACCAGTCACAGGTTCCACAGGCTGTCTCCGCGGCGCCCGCGGGCACAGCGCCAGGCGGCATGTCTGCCGCTGCCCTCACTCCTGGAATGGTGATCCCGACAGTGGGAGGCGCCCTCGCAGGCGCCCTACCACCCAACGTCACCATCAGCGGTGCTGGAGCTGCGAAGTAATCCATGTCAGAGAACTCCCAAGACCTCGTCAGCTCCTTCAAAGGCGAGTCGGCGAAGGCCATCTATTCGCGCCTCGAATCCCTCCGGTGGCAAACACTGGAGCGCGCGCGTGACTGCTCGGCACTCACACTGCCGGCACTCATCCCCTCACAGTGGGATAACGACCAGGTTCAGATTCCCACACCGTATCAGAGTATTGGCGCCCGAGGCGTGAACAACCTCGTAGCGAAGCTGCTGCTTGCGCTGTTCCCTCCGGGGCAGCCATTCTTCCGGCTCAAGGTCCGTGAAGAGACCGCAGACGAGCTGGGGGAAACCCTGGCGCAAGTTCAGACGGAGCTACAGAAAGTCGAGCAGAACGTCCACGACAAGGTGGAACAGAGCCACATGCGCCCCCTGATGTCCGAGGTGTTCAAGCACCTGGTTGTTGGTGGCAATGCGCTCCTACACATCCCGTCCAAGGACGCAATGCGATTCTTCAACCTACACCAGTACTGCATCGTGCGCGACGGCATTGACCGCCCGCTTCATGTGGTCATCAAAGAGTGTACGGTTGCTGGATCGTTCAGCCGAGAGGTTGCTGCGGCGTGCGCCATCAACAAGACCGACGAAGTCGCGAAGGTTGATATCTTCACCATTATATCCTGGGACTACGTTGCCAAGCGCGTGCGTTCTCGTCAGGAGATCAACGACAAGCCCGTACCCGGCTCCGACACTGACCGCCCGCTCGACAAGAGCGAGTGGCTGCCGCTGCGGTGGATCGCTGTTCCCAGCCGTGACTACGGCCGCGGGCAAGTAGAAGAGTACCTCGGTGACCTACGGTCGCTCGAAGGGCTCTCCGAAGCAATGGTCCAGTTCGCTCAGGCGGCTGCGAAGATCGTCATTCTGGTTCACCCGAACAGTCAGACAGACGTTAAGCAGATCAACAATGCTGAGTCTGGTGATGCTGTGGTCGGCTCCAAGGCCGACATCGACTTGCTGCAGATTGAGAAGCAGCAGGACTTCCAGGTTGCTGACTCCGTTGCAGAACGCCTAGAGCAACGCATCAGCTACGCCTTCCTGGTTCAAACGGGAACCACCCGCCAAGCCGAACGCGTAACCGCAGAAGAGATACGAGCCACCGCACAGGAACTTGAAGACGCCCTCGGCGGTGTCTACACAGTCCTTGCACAAGAGCTTCAGCTCCCCCTGGTGAACCGCATCATGGCCGCCATGGTGCAGGCCAACGAGATTCCCTCGCTTCCCAAGGAGGCGTTGAATCCCGTCGTCGTGACCGGCTTCGCAGCTCTCGGGCGCAACCATGCGCTGCAGAAGCTACGAGGCTACCTCGCTGACCTGTCGCAGACCTTCGGGCCGGCGATCATCGCGCAGCGGGTCAACTTCGATGCAGTCCAGCAGCGCTACGCGCTGGGCTATGGGATCGAGAAGCCTTCTGACCTGTGGCTGTCTGACGACCAAGTCAAGCAGCAGCAGCAGCAAGAGGCTACCCAGCAGGCAATGATTAAGGCCGCCCCAGGCGCAGCTCCAGTGCTCGCTAAGAAAATAATGGGCGACTCGTAGTCCAACTTAGATGAGGAGGAAGATTCTAAATGGCTGACGCAAACGTCACCCCGCCGGCCGCCACAGGCCCGGCACCCGGCACGCCTGAGTACCAGGCTGCCATGATCGCCAAGGCTCAGGGCTCTGTCCTGACCGTTGACGGCAAGCGCGTGGACACCACGTCCGCGCCGGCCCCCACGGCCGCTGTGGTTCCGCCCACAGCTACAACCACGGGCACGCAGACGACGCCCCCGACGATCACCACACAGAAGCCTGACGGGCTCCCGGACAAGTTCTGGGACGCCACCACGGGCACCGTGCGGGTCGATGCACTGGCCAAGAGCTACACGGAGCTGGAGCGTTCGCGCACGGCTCCTGTGACGCCTCCGGCGGTCACACCCCCGCCTGTGGTAACCCCGCCGGTAGATGCAGGCGCCCCTGTGGTTCCCGTCATCACGCCCCCGGTCACCCCGCCTCCGGCTGTGGTCGATCCCGCGGCCGCCATGCACGAGGCCCGCCAGGTTGCCACCCAGGAGCTAGCCAAGCCCGAAGGCAAGCTGTCCGATGAGTCGTATGCCCGCTTCGAGAAGCTGGGCTTTGACCGCCAGTCGGTAGACGCCTACGTCGCCGGCCAGCGAGCCATCGTCGGTGCGTATGTCAATTCGATGTACGAGACCGCCGGCGGCAAGGACAGCTACAACGCCATGGTCGGCTGGGCGCGTACCGCGCTCGACGCCAGCGAGGCTGCCGCGTTCGATACGGCAGTCCGCAGCAACGACTCGGGTTCCATGAAGATGGCTGTAAGCGGGCTGAAGGCTCGCTTCGCGGCTGAGTTCGGGAAGGGCGCGACCACCACGATCACGCCAAACCCGGCAGACACCCTCAGCACCAGCACCGCCTTCCAGTCTCAGCAAGAGATGGTAGCCGCGATGAAAGACCCTCGGTACCAGAAGGGCGACCCCGCATACCACCGTGAGGTGGCCGAGAAGATCGCTGCAAGCGCACGTCAGAAGATCAATCTGAACCTGCGGGTGCAGCAGAGCGGGAACGTCCGGTAACACACCATGAAGTTCCCCAAGTCCTTCGAGCTTGGCGGATTCACCTTCACCGTTAAGTGGGTCTCCAACAAGCAGATCAGGAAGGAAGCCGGTGGAGACTGCTGGGGATACTCTCAGCCCGCCGCAGGCACGATTGTACTGAACAAGAGGATGCTCAAGTACCAACCGTTCCTAGCAGAGCAGACTTTCAACCACGAGCTGATGCACTGCATCCTCTGGGTAGTGAAGACTGAGCTGTGGAAGGACGAAGCGCTGGTCGATGGCATCGGCCACGCACTGCTGCAAGTCAAGAAGTCATCCAAGTATTAGAACGCGTTCCTCCTCCGCGTTCGATAACGCGTGCTCCCGTATTGATCGCCAGCCGGCCCATCCGGCGAATCGCTATGAGCACTAGCGTTCTGTGACCACATCTTCTAATTGAAGTGGTCCGCCCGGCCCCACGACACGGGGCCACCATATCATCCCCACCGGCTTCGGCCTGTGGCCGGCGTCCGTACATCGGGCGCCTTTCTATTCCCCTTCAGGTTCCCCTCCAGCCACGCCTCATGAACGTGGGCGGGGAGCCTTGCCATCACAAAGACGAGTCGAGTTCAGTACGAGTGGCCCACTACGGTGGACAACCTCGCGGAACGGCACGTAGTAGTCGGAAGTGTGGGCTCAACCCTCCCCTCCAACTTACCAAGAAAGTCGCTTGGCTGCTCCAACCATAAGCACCAATCCGACTGATAGAGTTTGCAATGTCCGACGCAAATGTCTCCCACCTTGGCCAGATCCAGGACGCAGGCGCACTCGATGCACTGTGGCTCATGGTGTTCTCTGGCGAGGTACTCACGGCTTTCGAGATCGCAGTCAAGCTGCGCTCGACCATCCGTACCCGCTCCATCTCCGGCGCCAAGAGCGCCCAGTTCCCCGCGACCTTCCGCGTGGATACCCGCAATCACACGCCTGGCACCGAGATCCTCGGCCAGAACGTGCAGGCCAACCAGGTCGAGATCACTCTCGATGACCTGGTCATCAGCGACACCTTCATCGCTCAGATCGAAGAGCTGAAGAACCAGTACGACGTGCGCGCGATCTACGCGACCGAGCATGGCCGTGCTCAGGCTCTCTTCTACGACCGCGTCATCAGCAACGTGCTGGTGAATGCCGCGCGTACTGCGACCGAGCTGTTCACCGGCGACGGTGCTGGCTCTGTGCTCGTGGACAGCGTGGCCGTTGGCGCTTCCGCCGACTTCACGGCCTCGGGCGCCGACCTCATCAGCGGCATCAACCTCGCCAAGGAAACCCTGGAGATCAACCAGGTTCCCGTCGAGACGATGCCCGTCACCGCCGTCGTCAAGCCGGCTGCGTGGTATCTGATGGCGAACAGCGACAAGAACCTGAACCGCTTCTACTCCACCGATGGTGCGAGCCTGCAGCGTCAGGTCCTTAAGACTGTCAGCGACATCGACATCATCAAGTCGATTGCGCCTCTCTTCGGCTACAACGTGACTGTGTACAACAGCGGCACGAACGCCACCGGCATTGTGTCGAACGCTGACCCCATCGTCATTGGTACGAGCACGCCGGCTGCGAACCTGCTGCCGTATGGCCAGGCTGTCCAGGCGAACTACCCGGCGAAGTACCTCAGCGACCAGACCAAGACGGTCGGTGTGGTGTACGTCGAAGCTGCCATGGGCATGCTCAACCTCCTCGGTCTCACGATGGAGACGGGTTGGGATATGCGCCGCCAGGGCACCTTGATGCTTGCCAAGCAGGCCATCGGTGCCGGCACGCTGCGCGCGAAGTGCGCGGTCGAGCTGCAGAAGCACTAACCAATAAGGGGGCATCTACCACACGGTAGGTGCTCCCTTTTTTTTCCAAAGGTTTCAACACATGGCTGACCTCGGCCTACCTCAAGATCGCAACGGCAAAGCCGTTCAGACTCTCAGCCCCGACGACACGACTGTCGCTCAGGTGGCCTTCGGTGCCGCGTCGGCCAATGTCGCGCTCCCCACAGGCGCAGAGATCGTAGAGATTAGCTCGTCGGACTTCTGCCGCGTCGCCTTCGGCGGCAGCGCTGTGGCCGCTACAGCTACCTCCCGCATCAGCCCGCCGGGCCGTGCGGTGTACCGCGTGCCCCCCGGCGCTACCAAGCTCGCCGCCATTCAGTTAGGCAGCACCTCCGGCTTCGTGACGATCACGCGGCTGTTCTAAGGAGCAGACGTGACCAAGTCCGCCACCGCAACCAATTGGGTGTCAGCGCTACACACCTGGACTGACGGCACTCAACGCCCCTACGCCCAGCCAGCCGGCCTGTGGCTCACCAGTGGGCACTGGGAGCCACAGTTTCAGCCAATGGTTGCAGCATATCCTCGCCCGAACAGCGAGACCTCAGCCTACTCTCCCCACCGCTGGGCGTACTGGGATGACACAGCGAAAGTAGGGATGGAGTTTCTCTGTTGGCTCGTCCCTGAATTTGGAAGCCCGCCGTGGAATTTCGTATCGATGAGCGTCCCTCCAGGGATGACCATGGGCGCAACCCAGTGGAACCCTGTGTGGGAAACCGCAAAGGACGCGGCAGCCGCGGGCTACGGACAGGTAAGGTGGACTGCGACTCAGGTGTACACCAACGAACTAGTTTGGTGGCGCGCCTACAGCCAGGGCAATTCTACTCAGCCCATCCAGTACGTTGATTTCATCTGGGACATCAGCACCTCTTCCAGCACGTCACAGTTCGTCTTCGTAAACAACAATGCCGGCGCAGGCAACGATTCAAACGCGGGAACGCTGTCGTCCCCCCTGGCTAGCATCGCAGGCGCGTTCGGATCAACCTTCGCTGCCGCTACGGCATTCGTCGGGGCGCAGTGCATTCTGCGCGGGTCGGCGACTGAATACCCGATGCCGGCTTACACCGACAACAACCAGGACACGACCATTCCGTACCTGGAATACAATCCAAACTCTAAGCCAGTCTGGATTCGGGGATATCCCGGAGAAACTGCAACCATTGATGCTACCACGGCAATGATCATGCTGCAGGGCTTGGATACCGGAATCTCGGATGTCACCTTCAATGGCTTTGCCTCAAGCGTTACCAGCTTTGGGGCTGTAAACAATTTCCGTCTTATCACGCACTCAAATCACCGGCAGACTCTTCAGAACGTAATCTGGACCAACGGCGGTCCTGGCGTTCAGGGCGGCAACGTCGCCACAATGGTCTATAAAGCGGCCGGCCCTGTCTTTAACTACATCACCCACACAGCGCTTCAGGACAACAGCCATGCGCCTACAAATGCTGGCTACGACAACAACTACTCCGGTTCTACGATGTACTCGGCCAACTACTACGGGTGCTGGTTGTGCTCTGCAGACAGCCCCACCGCTTCATCGAGCGGCGCGTGGTACGCCAAGGGTGGCTGTACCAATGCATTTCTATGGGCCAACTACGCCAACTTCGGCGGATGCGAACATGCCTTCGACTGGGGACAGATGGAATCTGTTCCATCTGAAGGAAACGCGAGCGGCCAGAGCTGCTTCAATGTCGGGATCAATGTGCAGGCCATCAATGCATCTCAGGTAAGCGGAGCCGGGCCGTTCTCTGTCGTGCGCAACACACTGATAGCCGGTGCCGGTAGGGCGCTTTTCACAGCGGACGCCAATGACGGTGGCAACAAAACGATTGCCAGAAACGTCGTGCAGACATCCTTTTCACCTGTCCCGAACACAGGGACCGCTGTTACTTCCATCGGGAACCTCGTGGCAGTTTCGGGTCTCGTCAATTCCGACGGAACTCTAATAAGTCCTGACGGCACAGCCGGAGCTAAAATCCAATGACCGCCAGTACCTACGTCAATTCAACCGGGGCTCGCTACACCGGGCTGACTATGGGGTCGGGCATCTCGCTCACACCAGTCGCGGGGCGCGACCTAATCCTGCTGTTGTTTACCCTTAGCAACGCAGGCGCCCCCACAAGTGTTGTCTCTAGTGTGGGCGCAACCGTCATCACCGATGTCCCTTACGATGGCACCTTAGGTGTTTATCGTGTTCACGGAACGACCGCCGTTTCACAGACCATCGATGCCACTTTCGGGGCAAACGTAAACGGATTTGCGTGGCTAGTTGAAGCCTCGAATGTAGGGCAGTTCGACCAGCGCACTGTGGCGGCTTCCGGCTCCTCCGCCGCTTTCCTCACAAATAGCATAACGCCGTCGCAGGCTGGCGCTCTCTTGCTGGCGGTTGGTGGCTGCAATTCCTCAGCTACATTTAGCGCGTGGACCAACTCCTTCGCCCCGCTAGTTACTAATGATCATGTAGGGCCTACGATATATGGCGCGTACTTGGACCAGAGCGTAGAAGCGGCGGTGGCTGCCGGCGCTACAATCTCTGCATCCGAAAGCTGGAAGGGTCTTCTCGTTTCGTTCGTGCCGACCTCAACAGCGCCAACCATCACTGGACTGAACGCGCCGGTCTCACCCCCGAGTGGCGTTGCGGTTATCACCGCTGCGACAGGCGGAACGCTTGGCCCCAACCTCCAGCGATTCTACGAAGTAACTGCGATCAATGCGTATGGCGAGACGGTTGCCTCACTAGAGGTAAACGTCACAACGGGATCGTCCGGTTCCACAAACGCAAACACTGTGTCATGGAACGCCGCTGCTGGGGCAACCGGCGGCTACAGAGTTTATGCAACACCGCTCTACTCTGGCTACACCCCGGCATCAGGCGGAGAAGCAATATACTTCCCGGTCGCTGCGGGGATAACTAGCTTCACGGACACTGGGCGTTCCATCTACTATGGCATCCCGCCGGCTACAAACAGCACAGCGGCTCCCATAGATGAGGGTGCCACTGGCGTCCCGTTGACTGGGGCGCACTTCGACAGCTCGCTTACAGCCAATATCCAACAGCCGGGGGGCGTGTCGGTAGCGCAGACAGCTACCTATACGGACGCCGGGGATGCGACGATCAGCGTCATTATGGAGCCGGGGACTGGCAATCAGCTCGCCTTCAGTGACTCGACCTATCCAACAACGCTGACTGTAGGTACAACAAGCGCAGGCCCTAGCCAGCCGTACCAGCCGGTTATTCTCACACCTCCGGCCGGGCTCATCTTCACGACACTGGCATCCGTAAACCCGAACGGCATTCAAGCGTCGCCCGCTCTAGTAGTCGGAGACCAGATTGAGGCGTCCGGCGACGTAAACG